TTGGGAGATTATTTAGAAAAAGCAAGAACATATATTCAGGACCAGATGAATATTACAACAAAATAAGGAAAACCACCCCTAATCACCGAGGGCAACTACGAGAACTACCGCGAGCTGCTATTGACGCTGCCGATGAAAGACCCAGATATTAGAGTGGCACAGACGAGCAAAGGAACTTATGATGTACCAGATGGTAGCGGAAATTGGATAGAGTTTGCAACAGAGGCAGAAGCGATAGATTATTTATCCAAAAATAACCCGGCTAATAAATGGGGCGGCTATCAATCCTCCCACTGGGACGAACCCAATGTATTAGCGCATATCCGCTTCAATGACCGCATAGATGCAGACGGTAAGAAAGTATTATACATTGAGGAAATACAATCAGACTGGCATCAGGCGGGGAGAAAAGAGGGGTATCAACAATTAGTAAACCGCATTACCGAATTGCCGGACGGATATAAAGTAATGTCAAATGGAGAGGGCGACCCTGATGTTTTACAGCCAACCTATTGGGTGGAGAACGAGAATGGCCAAAAGATAACATCATTATCATATAATAGACAATCATCAATCAACGAAGCAATCAACACTCTAAACGCTCTCGTTGAATCAGGTATCCCTGATGCTTCATTCAAATCATCATGGAACATGCTATCCATGAAACGCATGATCCGCCGGGCGGTAGAGAATGGATATGACAGGGTAGCATGGACGCCTGGGGAAGTGCAGGCGGAGAGATATAACCTTGCTAATTACGTGGACGAGATCAAATACGACAAGACCACTAATCAATTAGAGGGTATCAAAGATGGTAGTGTAATGCTTGATAAAACCGTATCGCCGGATAAGCTATCTGAATACATTGGCGATGATCCCACAGCCAGAATCATGGATGATCCAAATAAACAAGTAACCCTGATTGGTGATGATTTGAAAGTAGGCGGCGAGGGCATGAGGGGATTCTATGACTACATAATGATCCACGACACCAACAAGCTAATCCGAAAGTATGGCGCAGAGGTTGGGGAAACGATAATCAAAACGAAAACCATTGATGATCCCGGGAGATTACGCTATGAAGTACTTGACGAGCGCGGTGATCCCTATGACGCATTTGAAACAATGGAAGCCGCACAACAGGCAATACAGGATATTGGAGAAGCAGGATATACAGTAAGGGACGCATACACAGAAACAGAGGGCGATCTTGCGGTACACGCCTTTGACATAACAGACGACATGCGCAAGATGGTTTACGAGGGCATCCCCTTATACCAGCGCGATCTTGACCTATTCAGTATTGCAAACAAGTACGGTATTCCAACGGCCACGAAAGATGGAGCGCCAAATAACAAACTTATATTGAATACGATCAACAAGTACAGCGACACGAAATATAAAAGCATAGACGACATCACGCCAGAGGTAGCAGTAAGGGCGTTGGAAGCCATGCGGATTGAGAAAGGTGAACCGGCAGTAGAGAATCCACTGGTCAAAGGCGCAACGCAGTTTGATAAAGACACAGGTGCGGCCAATATTCTAATGACTAAATGGTCAGACCTAAAGACATTCGTACACGAAAACGGACACACGTTCCGGCGCACGTTAGATGGTAACGACCTTGAAGCAGTGGCAAAGTGGACTGGGTTAGAAAACGCAGAAGAATTAGCACGGTTAGAACAGAAGTTCGATAACGGTACGATCACAGACGCTGAAAGAATCCGGTACGAGGAATCAGAGGAAAAGTTTGCAGACGGGTTTACCAAGTATATGGCAGACGATCACCCGAACCTACCGCAGAAAATTCAGGCGGTATTTGCCAAGTTTGCACAGTGGTTGCGCAACATTTTAACCATCCAAAAAACAAAGTACGACATGGATATTGACGCAACAATCGAGGTAAACGGGCGGCAGGTATTGATCCGCGATGTACTGGATAGGATGTTCGTAAAGATAGAGGGTGAGAATCCTTTAGGCACAACACCACAGCCCATGTTCCAGTCAAAAGGAATGTCAGAAACATTGGATATGTACGGTTACAGGATGCTGGATTCCATAAAAGATAGATACAAGAGAGAATACCAGAACTACAAATCGATCAACGTAGATACAGACATTCCAGCCGACATCAGGCCGGAGGTTGTGAAGTGGATCAACCAGACAAAGAACGACCTAAACAGCACAAAATACGCCGCCATGAATTATGCAATGGCAAAGAGAGATCAGGCGCTAATCAATTACAGCAGGCGCACCGGGTTTGACGAACTAATATCTGTCCCATTCCCTTATATATTCTGGTACACAAAATCAATGATTAACTGGGCTATGAGATCTATTGATCAGCCAAAACTATATGCGACTTATGCCAGATATAAGGATATGCAGGAGAAGATGGAGCGCGATGGCATACCAACACGACTAAGAGGAAAGATGCGAATGAACGCTCCATACCTTCCCGATTGGATGGGCGGTGGATTATGGCAAGACCCAATGCGCCAGCTATTCCCGTTTGCACAGTTAAACGATCCTGTTGATAGAGCCGCATACTTAGAGAACTCATTGAGGCACGAAACATACAACGTGATCAATGAGATGGCAGACGATGGCAAGATCACGCCGGCACAAGCAGAACAAGCACGAGAAGCCGGAAGCGGCGATGTATGGGATATGGCAATGGCAGAAGCTAATAGCCGATTGGGTACGTTCAACCCAATGTCATTAGCTTCCATTATGGCAACGCCAGCAATGTATCTTACCGTACCGTATGACCTGATGCGAGGAAAGCCAGAAAAGATACAGCCGACACCATTCCTAAAAACCACCCAGGCGGTAGAAACATTGACACAGGATATACCGTTCTTATCAGGTATTGGCTCACTGGTAGGTAAAGCGGGCGACATGACCGAGGGCGCACTAAGGCGTATAAAAATGACACCGGCAGTAGCTATGTTTGGAGAGTATGGCGATTACTACGTGGATAGACAGCTTGCAAACATGGTGGCAGATGGCGAGGTGGGAATAAAAGAAGCTAAGCTGGCAATGGTAAATAGAACTGGTGATATATACGCGGAGGCGGTAAACAGGGTAAGACAAGAGGTGGCAATGAGAGTACCCGGATCAGCAGCGGTTATGGCAGCTAAGAACGGGGCGAACATCCCGCAATTTGCAGCGGCGGTATTCCACTCGCTAAACCCATCAGGCTTATTGCCAACGGGCGAATTGGAATATCTAAACCTAAAGGATGATTACAGCCACGCATGGGATAGATACAACATGGGTGATAAGCAGGCACTAAACACATTTCTGGAGGAAAACCCTGTATTTGAAGCGCGTATGGCGATCAAAGATAATCCCGATGAAAGACTACAAAACTTTCTGGTAAGCGAGATATGGGACCGGTATATGTCATTAGACAGCGCGGATAAGCAGCTTGTAAGAGATCAACTAGGACCGCAATTTCAGGATGCCTTTATGGAGCAGCGTGTATATGACGCAATCCCGATAGACAAAATGGCAGAGTGGGCGCACAGAATAGGCGCGATGGTCCCGATGGAACAGGTAACACCAGAGACGGGGCAAATGCCAATGGTTGATATGTGGGACGCGGACGCCGCTAATTCCTATCAGACCTATTCAGACACAAGAAACAAAGAATTCCCAAACTGGTTTGCAATAGAACAGCGGTACTTTGACACGCCAAGAAATAAGCAGAAAGTGTACCTAAACGATCACCCCGAACTATTAGAGTATTGGGAGTGGAAGGATCAATACCGTTCAGCACATCCAGAGATAGAGCCGATCATGGCATACAAAAGCGCACAGTATCAGCAGGAAAACGCCATGATGAAAGAACAACTGACAGGATCAATGCCGGAAGAACTGATGGTCCAATTACAAGGTTACATACTCACGGGTCGGAACATGGGACCGGGAGCATGGGAAGCATTACGCTATGTTTGGGAAAAGGCAGGTATGCCATACGGAAACCTGAAAAAATGGGTTGATGAAGAACTTGTTTACATGATAAGATAACTTGCATATTAGGTAAATATTTGCTATAATTAGTACGTCTAAGCAGAGCGAAAGCCAGGGACAAGTCTAAATGACTTGTCCCTTTTTGTTCTGTATCGAACCTTACAAACAAAGGAGAAACAAAATGAGTGATAACTCTAAAGATGGAAAAGTTTTGTACTCGGGAGAAACACCTACTCCAGATGATTCGCAGACTGCTAATCCAGAGGGAACAGTAACAGAGGATCAGAGCGCAGAACAAACAGAATCAAGCACTATTACTCGACAAGAAGTGATGGATTTGATGAACCAGAACTACCGTCAGATTCAGAGCTTGACCGACAAAATGGCGAGTAACTTTGACAAGGCATTGTCAGAGAAGTTGAGCAATTTCAACCAGACCGCTGAACTGATGAAACAGTCAGGAGTACAGCTAAGCGAATCAGACTTAGCCAAAGCGCGACAGAACATACTGGACGAAACCTTAGCTTCTACCGGACAGTCCTCGTCTAACCCGATGGACGCTGGTCAGGTGAATCAGCAGGGGACACAAAGTACACAGCCATCAGCCGGGGTCGTGATGGATCAGATGTTAGCAAAGATTGATGAGCAGAACGGTGGTGCAGTAATGCAGGGAGATCCCGAAGCCGCAATGATCAAGATGGACGATCCATTGACATTCATTGAAACATATAAGGCAGCGGCAGAAGCGAAAGCTAAGCGATTAGAAACGCCAGCCGCAGCCCGGTTATCGTCCATGGCAACGGGATCGAATCCCAGCCGGGACGCAGAAGCCCTTGGAGCAGAGTTGCTTGAATTGCAAAGTAAACCGCAAACGCCAGAAGTAAGAGCGAAGCGGAAAGAAATCAAAACACTGCTGGAGGGCAAATAAATAAATTAGGAGAATAACATGACTATTGAAACTACGTCTACCCTAAGCAACAGCGTTCGTGCGCGATACGTTGAAAACTATCTGGAAGCCGCGGAAGCGGTGAAACTGTACGACCAGATGGCAGCTCCGGTAGGACAGAACATGGAGCAGCTGAAACGCGGTAGCTCCGTAAACGTGCCATTCCTTGCGGATATGGCCCCTGGGACAACGGTAATCCCCGAGGATACCGATATTGCCCCCCAGGTATTGGCAGACGCACTCGCAAGCATTACCCCGACTTCTCGCGGTGAAGCACTGCAAGCGTCAGAAAAACTATTGATCCAGGCATACACCGACTACGGGCAGAAAATGCACGAAAAAGTTGGTAAGAACATGATGGAATCCATTGATCTGTTAGCGCAAGCGGCAGCGACACAGGGTTCTCTCACCCAACAGGCGGCAGTACGCGCGTCATTGGACGCAGGCACAGCAACTCACAACGCGTCAGACGCAGAATTTTCTAAAGCGCAATCGCTTCTGTTATCCATGAAAGTACCCGGCTTCAAGTTTGATGGCGGCGAAGCATGGATGGCGGTTATGCACCCATACGTATTCCACGACATCCGCGAGGGTGGAAACGTGGATTCGATTGGTTTGTATCAGGATNNCAGGATATGGGAATCCATCTCAACTTCGAGTTGGGAAAGATCGGGCCATTCCGGTTGATCGTAAGCCCATGGGCTAAAGTGTTCGGCGCGGCAGGAGCAGACAACGCTTCGGCAGTAGCAACCACACTTGGCGCAGCGGCAGACCCCCTTGACCTGACCATCACAGTATCAGCGAACACAAACATTGCGGCTGGTCAGTGGCTAACCATTGGCACAGAGGAAACCGCCAACACGCACTATGCAGGTAATGAGCGCGTGAAAGTGGCATCGGTATCCGGCACAACCATCACCATCATTGGTGAGGGTCCGAATGGTGGGCTTCGTTTTGCTCACGCTTCCGGCGTAGCAGTACGGAACGCAGACAGCGTATTCACTATCATGTATGGTGGACCAGCTTCACTTGCCAAACTGTACGCAACCGAAATCGGTGAATATGGTCAGGTGGTTGGTCCAAAGCGGACTGGTAACCTCGATCAATTCGTTACCCTGGGCTGGAAATTCTACGGTGGATATGGCCGCATTGCAGAAAATCGCATTTTACGCGGTGAATATTCAGTGAGTGCAGAGGCCTAAAGGAGGCATGAAATGACTGTAGGAAATAGAACTTACGAGGGAATGGCGGTCCCCCTCAAAGGCGAAAGCAAGATCGAACAAGAAACCGCCGCAAATGACATCCTCACTATTGATGGTGCAGCTTCGCAGGCTGGCGACTTTATTGTTTGCCGCGATTCGGATGGGGCTGAAAAGTTTGTAGTGGATAAAGACGGTGGTATTACTGGTTCGACTATTGGCGGTGGTTCTGCCACTGCTATTGCGGCAACTGGTGCAATTCCCGTTACTACACTCTACTCATCCCTGGATAGCTCCGGAGGCGCGTTAGCAATGACGCTCGCGGACGGATCGGCAGCGGGTCAGATGAAGATTATCAAATGTGATACCGCAGGATACAACGCGGTAATCACCCCGGCGCACTTCAAAGATGGGACGACCATAACTATGGCAA